ATCTAGAAGAGAACCGCTGCAGCTAAAACAAAAAGAGTTAAAGCAAGTAATGCACAACCACCTAAGACAGCTACAGGAGTTAAGACCTCTGCTGATGGTGAGTTATCAGTTAGTAAGCTTTCTAGAAAAGAATTTAAAAACTTAACACAGAAAGAAAAAGCAATCCTCAGAGGGGATATAATAGCATAATTTTAAAGTTTCTTGTATACTTAATACATGATGTTCGTGCCTGTCAACGATAAAGTCAGCGGTCAACATTCCGAATATGTCAGTCTAAAATAATTTTTAGCATTAATCTAAACTAAATTAGGAAATATAAAATGGCACAAACAAATTTCGCTGCTCTCACAGACGAACAGAAAACAATGTGGAGTCGCGATCTCTGGGAAGCAGCTAGAGACGCGATGTTTATTGATAAATTCACGGGTACAGGTAGTGATTCCGTTATTCAAAGAATCACAGAGCTGACCAAAACTGAAAAAGGCGAGAAGGTACTTATGCACCTTGTTGCTGATTTAGTAGAAGACGGCGTAGTAGGGGATAACGAAAGAGAAGGTGTAGAGGAAGCTCTGCAATCTTATAACGATGAAGTAACAATTGATCTGATCTCGCATGGCGTGAGAAACAAAGGTGAAGTATATTGCCTAGCAGCATAGTGATATGTTGTATGTAGTTCTCTAATTGCTGGGATCTCTCGAAGGTGGTCTAACCACAAAGCGAATCGAAAGGTTGAACTTGAAGGTTAAAAAATAGTCCATTATGAGACAATCAGCAGCGAAGCTCCTAAGAAGTTTACTTTAAGGAGAACGTTCAACGACTAGTCGAAAGACGTAGATTTTTAGTTTAAAATCGAAATGGGAACAAACTATGAAAAGATGTAAAAAGTGTACAGTAGAAAAAAGCATAGATTCTTTTAGTAAAGCCTCTGGATGTAAGGACGGAACAAGACATACTTGTAAAGTCTGTGAATCAGCTAGAAAAAAAGAATGGGCTGAAGAGAATAGAGATCGTATTCTAAAAAAGAAAAAAGAATATTATAGAGAAAATATCGAGCACTTCTCAGAGTATAATAGAGTAAGAAGATCTACTTTAGAGTACAAAGAATACTTTAAAGAATACTATGCAGATTGGAAAAAGAATAAAGGTGGTCAAGAAATACGAAATGCCCATTCAGCAAAAAGAAAAGCTTTATCTCTTAATGCTGAGTTGACAAGTCCTTCTAGACAAGAATTTAATTCTTTTTGTATTGGTGAATTCTACGCGTTATCTAAAGAAAGAAGTAAGGTAACTGGTATAGAGTGGCACGTAGATCATATAGTACCTTTAATCAACAGTCTCGTTTGTGGCTTACATAGCCCGCAGAATCTACGAGTAATTCCTGCTTTACAGAATCTCCAAAAGAACAACACTTTCATAGTTTAAGATATAGTCTGGCCTCTATAGTGATATAGAGAGATACAAGGATAGATCGTAACATAGTCGAAACTTGCAGATCAAAAAACTGTTATCGACTTCCGCTCTCAAGCAAAAGATAAATTGGCTTACTGGATTGCAAACCGTTGTGATCAATTAGCTATGCTTTCTTTAGCTGGTGTAAGCTACGCTTTTAACAACGATGGTTCTCCTAGAGCTTCTGGTGCATTTGCATCCTTGGCTTTCGCAGATGATATTACTGCTCCTACAGCAAACCGTCATCTTCGTATCGATGGCAATAATATTTCTGCAGGTGATACATCTCTTCTTACTGCTACAGATACTTTGCAGTATGGTCATATCGTTGATATTGTAACACACGCTAAAACTCATTATATGAAGGGTTTAAATGCAGGTGGCAAAGAATACTTTGTTGCTTTCGTAAGACCTGAAGTATTAGCTCAACTTAAGAAAGATCCAGATTATCAAAGAGCAGTTATAACTGGCTTACCTCGTGAAGCTACTAATCCTTTCTTCTCAGGTGCTGTTGTAACTGTAGACGGCCTAGTTCTTCATGAGCATCGTTTAGTATATAATACTAAAGGTGCTGACGTTGGTTCTAAATGGGGTGCAGCCAATGATGTAGACGGTTCTCGTATCTCTATTTGTGGTGCTCAATCTCTGGGTATGGCTGATTTAGGCGCTCCTGAGTGGGCTGAAGAGACTTTCCAATATAAATCAAGCTACGGTATTAACGTTGATAAAATGTTTGGACTTATGAAACCTAAGTTCTACTCTATCTACGATAAATCTGTAGAAGATTTTGGTTGCTTGTCTGTGGATGTAGCTATCTAAGAAGGAGTTACTTATGGCACAAGATATGGAAGCTAAGAAGCGTAAGAAGATTAAAGCTAACGCTAAAAAGGCAAGGTCTAGGCTTGGTGCTATTTCTGGATTTTTTGGTGGAATGTTAGGTTCCGCCTCTAAATCTGGGACTAGTAGAAAGAGTAAATTAGACGAAAGAATCCGTAAGGCAACTGGCGGTTAATAATATTATTATAATAGAGGTAGAAAACAAATGGCACTAAATAAAGGTAGTACTGAATCTAAACCTGGATTCACAGCCCGTCAGTTCGGAGCATCTATGATGTTACCTATTGATATGGGGCTTTTTGGGACAGCAGGTACATTCGAGAATGTGAAGCTTCCTGAAGGCGCTGTAATCACTGGCGGTTTTTTAATGGTCCAAGTGGCTAATGATGCATCAGCAATTACAGTTACAGTTGAAGACAATACCGGTACTCAGACAGATGCTCTGGTTGCTGGTGATGCAGCAGCTGTAGCTAAAACTGATGTTACAGTATCTGGTGAGAAACTCTTAACTGAATCTACTGTTAAGATTGTTACTGCTGCAGATCTAACTTTGGAAGCTGGTGTAGCTTTCTTATATCTAGATTATGTAGTAGAAGGGCGCTCTCACTTTTCAGAAGGTAAATAATAAAAGAGGATAAGAAGAAGCACAAGGAAGTGCATTTTTATTTAATCTTAATAGGAAAAACATGAAAAAATTTAAGACAGTAAATGGTGATTGTTGTAGACTTGCGTTAACTTCAGGGCATGTTTATTTTATAGATACTGAATGGAAAGATCTCCCGGCTATGGCACACTCAGCTGCCTACGCACAAGGTTGTATTTCTGAGGACATGGTAACTGGAGACAGTAAAGTAGGTCTAACTACTGAAGTTCTTTCTAATATGAAAGAGGTAGAAATGGAAAAAAGAATTATAAGGGACGCTATCCAAAAAGCTATTGATACTAATGATTTAGAATTCTTCAAAAAAGATGGGGATCCTAGTCTTATGAAATTAAATCAAGCTATTGGTAGGTCTGTAGAAAAGAATTTAGTTAAAGATGTCTGGGGTACAATGACCTCTAGTAGAGATATAGATCTCGAAGACGAAGTATAATAGGATAATTTTATGAAATTAGTACACCTCGTAAAGCACTTAAGAGAATATATCTTACATGATACTGGTGGACATCGTATTGAATGGAAAGATATTACAGAAGATTCTGATGAAGTCGTTATGCTTAGGTGGAGCAACGAAGAGTTAACTGCATACATCAATGAAGCCATAAGACAAGTTTATAGAAGAATACTACCAGTACATGGCTATTTCCCGGAGTTTGATATTCCTGTGCTTGCAGGACAAAGTGATTATGTCGTAGACCCCAGGATTTTAAGAATTCTTTCAGCTAGACTTTTAACCGAGGATACTAATCTCTGCCCAGTAGACCTAGAGCAGCTAGACTATAAAACAAATGGTCGTTGGAGAAACCATGAAGGGACTCCTAGTAACTTTATGGTTGACTACACTACCGGGGCTCTTCGTTTATATAGAACACCAGAAGTAGATGATACCCTAAGCCTATTGGTAAATAGACTTCCATTAAAAGAATTTAGTTGGAAGTTAAAGAATGATTCTGCGGAACTAAGAGAAGAATTCTTAATACCCATGCTAGACTATGCAGCTTTCATGGCTTACTCTAAAGACGAACCCAATACTTTAGATCCTAATGCAGCTGATAGACGAAGAGTTTCTTTTGAAAGAGAATTCCCTTTTACTTCTGCGTATAGCGATGTCAGAAAAAGAAGATCTACCCGACAATGTACTAGGTACGGGGGTCTTTAGTGGCTAAACCTTACCTATTAGTTCAGGAGAAATATCATCGCACGTCATCCTAAAACCTTAAGCCTAGAGACCTTCAGTGGGCTGGACAATAAGACACCCCCTGACAGAACTCCTGATGGATTCTTCAAGGATATTAGAAATCTAGATATAGATACATCTAATAACCTTCAAAAAAGACCCGGGTATGAGAAAATAGAGACTGGATCTTTTCATTCTCTCTGGTCAGATAAGTTTAATTGTTTTGCTGTTAAAGATGGAGATCTGGTAGAGATAGATAAATGTAACTATTCTTCTACAGTTCTCTTAGCTGGTGTAGGATCTGATAAAATATCTTTTGAACGAGTAGATAATACAGTCTACTTTTCTTCAATCTCTGTGAATGGAAAAATAGAGAATAGTGAAGTTCTATCTTGGGGTATACAAAAACCTTCTTTTAGTCCTTCTCTCCAGAGAGTATCAGGTCCTTTAGGAGCTGGTTCATACAGTGTAACCTATACTTTCTCTTATGCAGATGGTCAAGAATCTGGAGCACCCTCTCCGTCTTTTATAGAAGTACCTCCTAACTCCGGTATAAGAATACCTAATATTCCTATAGCAAATGATCCAAAGATAACTCATATTAATATTTACTGTACTCATCAAAATGGTACAGAACTATACAGAGTGGCTAGGATAAGCACGATATTTCCAGAGTTTACTATTGATGATACCTTTACAGACGAGAAAGTCCTTAGGACTACTAATCTTTACCCGGCTCCTAGAGGAAATATAGTAAAGTGGTTTCAAGGCAGAGTATACATTGCTGAAGGTAATATTCTTTGGTACTCTAATCCGATGGAATATGACTTATTTAACTATGCAAGTAATTACTTTTATTTCGAGAAAGAGATTACAGCTGTCTGTCCAGTAGAAGGTGGTATATGGGTATCAGATGAAGACAGAACTTATTATCTTCAAGGAAGAGAACCAGAGGCTGTAAAAAGGATAGAAAAAGAACCTGTAAGTATAGTCCCCGGGAGTGATGTTAAAGTCCACGGAGATTTAATAGCTATTGATAACACTCCTGTTGGGTATAAATGGTTAGTAACAACTGAGAGAGGTTTTCATGTCTTATATAATGATGGATTGATAATTAATCTCACAGAGAAGAATGTGAGTTTCCCTAAAGCTACTGGAGCGGCTGCAGGTTTATTTGAAGAGAATGGAGTAAGTAAATATATATCACTTTTAGATGAAAGAAAGCCTTCCGGGAATACCCGGGTAGGGGATAAGGTAACGGCAACAATTATACGGAATGGCGTAGCTCTTCCAAACTGAACATAAAATAATAAG